CCGTGGAGTTATAACCCAAACAATGTACAGTTACTCTCGAAGCGGTATATGGGAACAAAAATAACCCAGACAAATATTAACTGGGGGAGTATTCGATACAACATCCCTAGTATTGTAAATAGAAGTGCAGCTAAAGTAGGTGACACAGTTACTTACTCTCAATCTGTTCGGTTAACAAATAACTCGATGGTTAACGGGGACTTCGCTACAGGAGTATTAAGCCCCTTCACCGCATCTTCAACAACAGGGGATAATGTTAAAATCGAGACGGACAGTGTATATGGTAATGTAGCGACACTAAGAGCTTCCGGTATGGATATGAATAGATATGTAGGATTAAGACAAATACTTACAGAAGGTGGACTAACAAAACTAGTAGCAGGTCAGAAATATAGAATCCGCTTCCTCTACAGAGTTAACAGCGACATAGCTATAGATGAAGGTACCGCAGTAGAACTCAAAGGTAAAGATGCGAACGGTGTAGATGTCAACCCTGTCCCTATCATGGAAATAACTGATAAAAACCAAATAGGTAGATGGGTAGAGTTCACTAGAGACGTTACTATAAACACTACAATAGACACGCCTCACTTTATAGTATGGCTTCGAAGAAATGGTAGTATATCTTTCTTTGATATAGAGTTTACTAGGCTCGATACAATTGTACCTATGCCTGTTAAGTTCTTCTCAGAGAGTAGTTCAATGGGAGGAACGGTTGTAGGTAATGCTACTGCTAATTGGCAAATGCTTAGTGTAACACTACCAATTGAGCAGAAGGGACTAGATGCTAACGCAAAACTACGATTCGAAGTAGACCAGCTAACAGGTTCTGGGAACTGGTTCCAAACAGCAGCCCAAACACTAGTAAAAGGTGACAAGCCTCTGATGTACACAGCAGCCCCAGAAGACTTAGGACATAACATAGCTGACTACGATAGTCAAGATAAAATCAAGCAGTTATTCGACAACAAGGACAAAACGTACTTGAGATTAGGAGATTATGATATAATAGGTTATAAGAGGGTAAACCGAGCGATACCTGTAAAACCTGTTCTTGGTACACCTGTTAAGACTTATCCTAAACTAGAATACGGCGGAGTTTCTTACTACATGGTTCCTGTCGATAAGCTTAAACTAGAAGACGTAACAATGATATATTACCAGACTACAGTTGAAGGTGGTATGTTCGAAAATAAACCATACATGCGAAGAGACATCGATGTAGTTCCTACTTTCTCGAACGGATACCAACAACTTCATCTCCCAGCAGAGATAGTTAAGGAAGGTGTAATCCAAGCATCAGAAACCTTTAAACCATTCACAAAAAACCGAGTACTTTATAGTAGTGCGGTTAATGTATTTCCTAGATTACCTTCTGATAATGATAGACCAGCTACAGAAACAGTAAGGGGTATCAATGTGCAATCATTCTGGAATCAAGACTATTTAGGATTAACTTGCACTAGGTACAACGATTCTGCATTCCAGATAGGCTCTTACGATAACGGTTTGAACGGTTTCAAAGTAGGAGATAAAGTTACATTCTCCGCAGATATTAACTGTGACGTATCAGGGGCTTATCTATCGTTCTGGTTTAACGATGGCAAGAACTGGATTGAGTACACACGTACACCTACGAGCGAGGTAAATAAGTGGGTAAGATTAGACCATGTACAAATAATTCCTGCTAATGCTGTTTCGTGCATGTGGAGAATTTACTTCCCTCGCGTAGAGGCATCCTTAAATAAGAACTTACGAATTAAGAATATCTGTATAAACAAAGGCGACCCAATACCATACGAAGAAGGTAATGCGGTACAGAAACGTGGAGACAATTTAGATATCATAGAAGAGTTCATTCTAGATATTAAAAACAAATAATAGGAGTGAAAGCAATTGGCAGATACATTAGACTTATCCAAAGCACCTTACTATGACCGCTTCAACCCAGATAGTGGTCGTAGTAGAATCTTGTTTAGAGCTGATAGAGCTTTACAACAAGCAGAATTAAACGAAATGCAATCTATCTATGACTTCCATGTAAAACGTATGGGAGATAGTATCTTTGCTGATGGTGCCATTCAAAACGGTATGGCGTTTAACTTCGTATATGTAGACCCTAACGATAAAACAAAAGGGATTAAGGAACTTACTCTAGAGAAAGGTTTCATTTACTTAGGCGGTAAAATCCGCGCTTTCGAGAAGCAAACAATTCCATTTACAGGTACAGGTAAAGAAGTAATTGGCGTTAAGCTGGTACAGAGTATTGTTACGTTTGAACAAGACCCAACATTACTTGACCCAACACAAGATGTAGCGAACTACTTGTCAGAAGGTGCAGACAGACTAGAAGAAAAGGTAGTCATCACTTACAATGACCCTTCTGCTCCTAATATCTATGAGTTCAACGATGGTCTGTTATTTAAAGACCCAGACCGACCAGAGTTCTCATTCATTAACGAAGTACTAGCACAGCGTACAGAGGAAGAATCTGGTTCTTACCAAGTAGAAGGATTTAATCTTTGGGTTGACAAAGGACTTACTAA